ATTATACACTAAAAAACGAATTATGTCAAGCAGGTGCGGAGGTGGAAGATATATGAAACTGACCGAAATATCAACAGTCGGTATGTCGCACGAAGACTGGCTCATGCACCGAAAGAACGCTATCGGTGGGTCGGACGCATCAACGGTAGTCGGGCTGAATCCTTACAGTTCATTGTATGAACTCTGGGCGGACAAGCTGGGGCGCATACCGCCGAAAGAGGAAAACGAGGCTATGCGGCTGGGTCACGATCTCGAAGAATACGTTGCAAGACGTTTCACCGAAAAGACGGGCAAGCGTGTCCGCAGGAAAAATGCTATCATCTACAACGAGCAGTACCCTTTTGCACACGCAAACGTGGACAGGCTCGTTGTCGGCGAAGATGCAGGGCTTGAATGCAAAACCACAAGCGTTCTCAACCTCTCGAAGTTCCGTGACGGCGAATATCCTGCGACTTATTACGTGCAGTGTCAGCATTACATGATGGTCACGGGAAATCCGAAATGGTATCTTGCGGTGCTTGTTCTCGGGCGTGAATTTCTCTGGTTTGAGATTGCAAGGAACGATGAAGACATTGCCGCTCTTGCCGATGCGGAAAAGGATTTCTGGGAGTATGTCAGGACAAAGACCGAACCGCCCGTTGACAGCTCGAAGTCGTGTTCCGACACGCTCGGGGTGATCTACTCGGACAGCCGCCCCGACACTATCGACATATCGGCATACCGCACAGACCTTATCAGGCGTGAAAAGCTTACAGCGAAAATAAAAGAGCTTGAAACCGAAAGAAATGCTATCGACAACGAGATAAAAGCGTTTCTCGGTGAAGCGGACACGGGCGAAACAAACGGCTATAAGGTCACATGGAGGGCGCAGGAGCGGCGCACGTTAGACACAAAGCGCTTTGCGGCTGACAATCCCGACATTGACCTTACAAGTTACTACAAGGTAAGCACATCAAGGATTTTCAGATTCAAGGAGGAAAAATAAATGGCAAACGCAAACGAAGGAATAATCAAGAGACAGACAACCGCAGTCGCAAAGTCGGGACAGCCGAAAACGCTCAACGACTACATCAAGAGCATGGAAGGCGAGATTGCAAAGGCGCTTCCGTCAGTGATAACCCCCGAACGCTTCACACGCATGACCCTCACGGCAGTCAGAACCACACCCAAGCTTGCACAGTGCGAGCCTATGAGTTTTCTTGCGGCGATGATGTCGGCGGCACAGCTGGGGCTTGAACCGAACACACCGCTCGGACAGGCGTATCTTATCCCGTTCAAAAACAACAAAAAGGGTGTCATGGAGGTGCAGTTTCAGATAGGCTACAAGGGTCTTATCGACCTTGCGTACCGCTCCGGAGATGTCGAGATAGTTCAGGCACAGTGCGTATATGAAAACGACACGTTCGAGTGTGAATACGGGCTTGAACCGAAGCTGAGACACGTCCCTGCGGCTGACAACAGGGGCGAACTGACTAAGGTCTATGCGATGTTCCGCACCAAATCGGGCGGTTACGGGTTCGAGGTCATGAGCGTGCAGGACATCAGGGCGCACGCTCAGAAATACAGCAAGGCTTACAAGACGGGATTCATTCCGTGGAGTACGAATTTTGAGGAAATGGCTAAAAAGACCGTTCTTAAAAAGGTGCTGAAATATGCGCCGTTAAAGAGCGATTTTGTAAAGGCTTCCTATGCTGACGGTAGTATCAAGCATGAACTTTCGGACGATATGTTCGAGGTAAATTCGGATGCTCCCGAACTGTTTGAAGCTGAGGTCATCGAGACGGAAGAATCGGCAGATGAAACAAAAATGTGAACTTTCAGCTTGACAAATTCATGTTCGTGAGTATGATTATAGGTAGAACAGGAGGTGAGCGCAAAACATGATAAACAAAGTGATCTTATCGGGCAGGATAACCCACGATATTGAACTTAAAAACACACCATCGGGAACGGCAGTCACACAGTTTTCACTTGCGGTGGAACGCAGCTTTGCAAGGCAGGGAGAGGAACGGCAGACCGACTTCATCACCTGCGTTGCATGGGGGAAGACGGCTGAGTTTGTCGGCAGATATTTCGGCAAGGGCAGGAGCATAGCAGTTATAGGAAGTCTCCGCACCCGTACTTATGACGACAAGAACGGCACAAGGCATTATGTCACGGAAGTGAATGTTGATGAAGTGCAGTTCACGTTTGAGCCGAAAGCCGCACAGGAAAGCCCACAGACGGCTTACACACAGCAGGGGTATAACTACACTCCTGCACCGTCTGCAAGCCCTCAGCGGAGCGCAGAGAGCCGTTTGCAATCGTATGAAGATGTTGACATAAGTTCGGAAGTTTTCAGCGATGACGGACTTCCGTTCTGAAAAGGAGGAATGACTTATAGCAGAACGCAGAATGTTCGCAAAGTCGATAATTGACAGCGACACGTTTCTTGATATGCCGCTGTCAACGCAGGCTTTATATTTTCATCTTTCCATGAGAGCGGACGATGACGGCTTTGTGAATAACCCACGAAAAATAATGCGGATGATAGGTGCGGATGATGACAGCCTGAAACTGCTGACCGCAAAACAGTTTCTTATTCCGTTTGAATCGGGTATCGTTGTTATCAAACATTGGAAAATTCACAACTATATCCGCAAAGACCGGTATCAAGCAACAGTCTACACCGAAGAACAAGCACAATTGATTCTCGATGATAGTTTGGTATACCATATGTCAGACAATTTGTCAACCAACGGTCAACCGAGTGACATACCAACGGTCAACCAACGGTCAACCACTGGTATACCAAGTGACATACCAACGGTTGACGCAGGTAAGGATAGGTTAGGTAAGGATAGGTTAGGTAAGGATAGGTTAGGTAAGGATAGGGAAGACGAGTTTTCAACAAATCTTTCAACATTTTCCTGTGGATGTGTTAATCTTACGTCCGAACAGTACAACGCACTCACGCAGAAATATCCAAAACATATCGTTGATGACTATATCAGACGAGTAAGCGATTATTGTCAAAGCAAGAACAGGAATTATTCTGACTATGTTATGACGATTTCAAGGTGGATCGATGAAGATGTCGCAAAGGGCAAAGTTACATTGACCGAGCCGAGCCATGACGTTGACGAATGGACAAAGCTTGCAATGGCAACTGATCCGTCAATATTTCTTGAAAAGAAATGAGGTAAACCAATGACATTCAAACTCACGATACCGGGCGAACCCAAAGGCAAGGGTCGCCCACGATTCACACGGCAGGGTCACACCTTTACGCCGCCGGAAACGGCAAGCTATGAAAATCTTGTCAAAGTGCTGTTTGTGCAGGCATACCCCGATACACAGCCGATACCGCAGGGAACGCCCTGCACCGCACGTCTGACGGCGTATTTCGCTATCCCTCATAGTGCAGGCAAAAAGAAGTCGGCAGACATGGAAAACGGCGGCATCAGACCCACGAAGAAGCCCGACACGGACAACATCGCAAAGATAGTCCTTGACGCACTCAACGGGCTTGCTTATCACGATGATTCGCAGGTGGTTGACCTGACCGTGATAAAAACTTACAGCCACGAACCGAGAGTTGAGGTGGAGATATGCGACCCGAACAGATAAAAGCAAACCTGAACCGCCCCGTCCGCTTCACCAATCCGAGACTTTACATCGAGAATGCCGAGTATATCCTCACGGGTGCGATTTTCCGCAAAGGGGAAAAAGGGTTCTTCTATCAGGCGGAGCTTACCGACAGGACAACAAAAAACAGCGTGATGATAGTCGGGCTGGAGGAGATAGAACCGAGAAAAGGAGATGACCCGAAATGAAAGCACTCCCTGCATCACGCATGAAGAAACTCGCAAAACAGGCAGTCGCCGCAGAAGTCGGGGAACTTGACGAACTGAAACGCAAGTGGCAGGACGAGATACAGACCGACATTGCACGTCAGCTGACAGCGGCGGTGCTTTACTCGCTGAATGTCCGTTACGGCTGGGGCAGGGTCAGGCTCAGGCGCTTTCTGGACGAACTCGACAGCACGTTCAGCGACATGGACGGCGTGGGCATCGTTTCACCGTTCGACTGCGACGATCTGATAGAACGCATCAGGCAGGATCACGGCATTGACCTTGTGAAAGAGATACAGTGTCAGTCCTGCACAATGCGTAAGCATACACGCTAAGGCTACTGACAAGCCCTGTAAGGCGTTTGACGGCGTTCAGGCGTTAAGTTATACCCCTAAGCTGTCAAACGCCAAATAGGGGCAATTTCAAACGATTTCGGAGGTAGACGAAAATGACATACAGAGAAGCAATAAAAAAATCACTGGACAAAGTTAAACTTAGCGAAGAGGAAGGCGGCGGCGAAATGCTCCCGATCACCGCACATCAGCTTGTAATGAACATGAGCGCTCTTTTGGTGTACTGTTCGGACGAACTGCTGAAAAAAAATTATCCAACAGCAAATATTGACTTAGGCGGTGGAAAAGCTAAGAAAAATGTAACATCAACCGATATAATCAAAGTGCTTAATCAAAGTGATTTTATGCGGTCATTATCGTTAGGCGTTCAGTTTAATGATTTTTTAACATGGATACTTGACCAGGATGTTAACACGGATTTTGACTTTGAAAATGATACGGTATGGTACGACTTTAGAAGCATTTGTGAGAAGTGGAACGAATATGCAAGCATGAGAATGGAGAAAGAAGAAAATGACTATTAACGAGATAATGAAACAGCTCCGTGAACTGCTGGACGACCGCAGGAGTTTCCTCACGGGCGACAAAGACCATGACGAGATATATATCAAAGACATCAAAGCACTTGAAATTGTGCTTAATGGTCTTGATTATCACAAGTCGCTGAGAAGGAGTTTCGAGAACCTTGTTCAGCAGCTTGCGAACGAACAGCAGGCGACAGTGACAGAGTGTTGTCCGCATTGCGACACTGAGGTATCTGTGAAGTGGCTTCCCTCGGAGGACGGTCACAGCATGTATTGCCCTAAATGTGGTAAGCGTATCATGCTTTGCTCCGAATGCCCTGCAACAGACGATGATT